GTAAATTTAAATAGTGTTAAATTAGCACCAGGTGTTGAGAATGTAGATATTACTAATTCATCGTTCAACGAGGCGCCAGTGGCCAACGTTACGGTAGTGCCGTTTGTTGCACTGAAGTCTTCTTCTCTTAACAACACACCATTCAAGTAAACTTGTATTGCACCGGGTGCATATGATAGTGTAGAACTATCAAGTGCTAGTCCGCTAAACTGAGTTTGACCTGCAGTTGCCGTGTACTCAAAAGTTTTTAGTGAAGGTGTAACTACAACGCCCTTGCGATTTACGATTGTAACTAAATCGTTAGAATCAGTAGCTGATACTAAAGTTACTGTATTGCCGGCGCCATTTGTAGTAAAGTCATCTGAATCTTTTAGTAGTATACCATTTAAGAATACGTCTATCAAACCTGTAGAATAATCGAGTGTTAAGCCATTGTCATCTGCACCAGTGATTGAAGTCGTTGGAGATGCAGTTGTAAAGAAGAACTTAGTTTCTGATAATGCACGCTTAGTTAACTCAACGTTATTACCTGTAAACTTAACTATGTTTATGTTGTCGCCAGAATCTGCACTCGTGGCCAAGTGGAAAGACGTCTTAGTATTATGATATTCCATTTGTGGCAGTAGTATGCCATTTAAGTAAACTTGGAATGCACCTGAGTCTAGTGATAATGCAGTGCCATCACTGTCTGCAAAGAAGTCTCTTTCAACACTATCAGCTCTAAAGAAGAACTGCGTTTGTTTAAATTCTACAGCTGCAGCTGAACTATCAGCAATAAGTCTTACTGCTGCAGAGTCAAGGCCTCCCCCGCCTCCTCCGCCGCCACCATGAGTGACGTTAGACAGGTGGCTATCAAACATTTGATCGACTGCATTTGAGTCCAGAGCGTGCGCTGTAAATGTTGCAGTAGAAGGAGTAAATGCACCAAAGGCACTATCCAACATTTGATCAACATCTAGTGAGTCAATCAATCCATGTACGCCAGGTCTTGAATTAGCAGATAAGAAACCTATGGCACTGTCAATCATTTGATCAGTAGCATTAGAATCAGTACCAAGATCATCGTAATTTGCTAATCTTATCCATGCACCTGCATGAGCATAATATCCTGCACCGGTATTATGTGCATGAGCAAACATACCATGATAAGTACTGGCACTTGGGAATAGACCAGGTGAATCATACATATTAGCATATAAAATTTTATGTGGTCCAAAATCAATATCACTTAGACCAATCATAGTTCTGGTTTGTACAAAAGATGAATCGACTTGTGAATCAATCATTCTTCGTATGACAGCTGAATCGCCATGGAAGTTTGAGTCAATCATTCTTTGGATTGAACCGGAATCTACACCTGCAGTTGTAGCAACTAAGTTTGATACATGGCTGTCAAACATCTGATCTACTGCAGTAGAATCTAAACCATTACTTAACGACGTGCCTGATAGTCTTACTATCTGAACGAGATCTCCCGAGTCAGCACCAACATTTAATGTTAGCGTATTCGTAGATGTATTGATACTAAAGTCTTCAGCGGTTTGTAAAATACCATTTATAAAAACAGATTGCTGATTTGAATTATTGAATGTTAGTGATCTACTATTTCTATCGCTACCAGTAAACGTAGTAGTGTTATCACTTTCTACAGCAAACTCAAATATCGTTTGATTGAGTGGCGATAGAGTTGCGTTTGTTTTAATTATCTGTAGTTGATCACCAGAGTCAGTAACTGTGCGTAGTGTTATAGAACTACTAGTAGACGTGTATTCATCTTCAGGTAGAAGCAAACCGTTTAAGAATACTTGGAATTGATCAGTGTCTATCGATATAGGATTATCATCACTGTCTCTGGTAAACTCACCTTGGTTACTATCAGCAGTTACTGTAAAATTTGTGATAGTTAAGGCAGTTGGATTAGGTGTTGTAATGCGTATGACTTCTGCAGAATCCAATCCACCTGTGCCAGTTCCTCCATGAGCTACATTACTCAAGTGGCTATCAAACATCTGGTCAACAGCATTTGAATCTAATGCATTACCTGTGTTACCATCAAATTTTACTATCTGTAGAAGATCACCAGAATCTGTAGCAACTTGTAATGTTAAAGATGATGCAGTGTTTGTGTAATCATCACCAGGTAATAATAAACCATTTAGATAAACTTGGAACTTATTATTTGAAATACTAATAGCATTGCCTTGGCTATCATGTGTAAACAAAGTTTGATTGCTATCAGCTGTGATTGTAAAGTTTGTTTGTATAAGGGGTGCAGAAGTTTCTTGTCTCGATTGAACATATGCACTATCGACAATAGCAATAATGTCTGCGCTATCTACTGTTCCACCTCCACCGCCACCATGCGTTACATTTGATAGATGACTATCAAACATCTGATCCACTGCATTAGAGTCTAGGGCATGTGGAGTAAAGGTACTAGTCACCGGTGTGAATGCGTTAAAGGCACTATCTAGCATCTGATCAACACCGGTAGAATCTACTCCACCGTTTGAGTCAATCATCCTTTGTACTGGATTCGAGTCTAATCCTCCACCTGCACCACCACTGTGTAAAACATTAGACAAGTGGCTATCAAACATTTGATCGACAGCATTAGAATCGAGGCCGCCACCGCCACCGCCTCCTCCACCACCATGTGTGGTGTTGGCTTCGTGGCTATCAAGCATTTGTTCGATAGCATTTGAATCAAGTAATCCGTGTACACCTGGTCTAGAATTAGCTGATAAGAATCCTATGGCACTATCAATCATCTGGTCAACAGCATTTGAATCTACGTGAAATCCACCGATTGCGCTGTCAAGCATTTGCTCAACAAAATTAGAATCCAACACTAAGTCTGTTGTAATTAATCTAGCGTCTATTAAGTCGATAATAGCTGCAGAATCAGGTGCTTTATTAGAATCTATTAGCAGTCTTGTATTTGCACCAACCTGAGTCATTGCACTGTCAATCATTTGATCAGCTGCATTCGAATCCAAATAACTAAATGATTGTATATGAGTTCTGATTGGGCCAGTGATTGCACTGTCAATCATTCTGTCGACTTCATCTGAATCTACAAATGAGTTTTGATCCATGATATAGATTGGACCATTCATAGCAGAATGGATTTGACAGTTATAATGCAATACGTTTGGAGCATCCATAGGTACGTTAAATATTAAAGTACCTAAGACATTTCCGTTACCTGTTACGCCATCTGTATATTGATTTCCAGTGCCAGTGCTATTCACTGTTTTAATGTAAAACGGGTGGCCACTAACATCTAAATAGAAATAATATTCAACACCTCGATATAAG